CATGTGGGTTTTTAAGATCAATTACCTTATGATAATATAATCTTCCGTCAATATACCAATTTCTATAAATCTCATGAGATTTTTTATCAAAATCTAAAAGATCTAAAATGCCTTTAAACTCTTGTCGAATTATTTTCTTAATACCATCACTTGCATTTAAATTTGATAACTCAATTTCTACTGGAGTATCATTTGTATCTGAAACAATAGCCTCATTTACAATATCTTCAATTGCACTATCGCATTCTGGATGCAGTGCCATTTCACGATATCTTTTGATTAAATCAAATTCAGTTCTATAAATTCCTTCTAGATCAACATAAGAACCAAAAAATCCACTGGTTAAATAGTGGTCAACCCCGTCCTCATTATTCGGAGGAACGGGGGAAACCACACCAGGGGATAATGGTTCTTTATCTTCAATAGAGAAACCAAAAAGTTTTGCCATTATTAAAGTGTAGACTTATTTGTACTATTTATCAAGCACCAGAACCGGCAGCCTCAGGATAGAAGTACTGAATCTGGAACTCTACAGTAAACTCTTCAATTGCATTCTCAGTTTCGTATGAAAGAGGAATATCTGAAATTGAAGTTGGGAAAATATCAATAAACTTATACTGTGCAAGAATGTTTGAAGGACCTGAAGTTGTTCCTTCGCCTTGCTGAGAAGCAGCAGTTCTTCCGAGTTGATAAACTGTTGCATTACCCATGTAGTCTTGTGGGTTTGTCAAACCTGAACTGTCACCATACTGAGCAACGTTTTGCATCCATGCTTCAAATGCTTTTCTGTGAGAAAAGTTTTCATCATTGATAATTGTTACTGACCAGTTATCGAAAGATCTATCGCCAGCAACTTTTAAAGTTCTTCCTCTAAAAGGAATCGCAATTTCACTAACTGTCGATGCTGGAAGTGCAGCTGCTTTGCACATAAATCTAAAGTTCTCACTGTCAAATGTTCCTGTACCATCATTTTGAATTCCAAGATTTACTCCTGCTGGAAATGCAACACTAACCTCAAACAGGTTAGGACGAGCACCACCACCAATGAGTTTTGACTTAAACTGTGAGATGTTTCTTGTTGGAATTTGTGCCATTTTTAGGGTCCTCCTTAGTGATTAATTATAAGATCAAACAGTTCCTGCAACTTCCTCAAAGCTGACCCCAGTTCGAGTCGCTACGAAAGTTAAGGTTACGTAGTTAATTGACTTTGTTGGTTTCAGGTAAATATCAGCTCTGAATTCATTGTTATCAATAACATCAGGAGTATTATTTGTTTCATCACAAACAACTAAGAAGTCGTAAAGACCACGCTTTGCCTGAATGTCTCTCAGGTATGGTTCAACAATATTAACAAAGTTTGATCTTGTAATTTGATCATTCAGTTCAAAGAGTTGAGCGTTTGCAGTTCTTTCGAGTGCTTGTTCGATTGTCAGGAAGAGGCGACGAACATTGATTCTATCAAATGCTGAAGCATATGAAAGTGCTGTTTTGTCTCCATAAAGAATCGCTCCAACCCCTGGTTGATTGATGATTGAGTTAACTCTTAGTGGATACAGTTGATCTCTTTGTGCTTTTGATGGATTATATGCAAGTTTGGTTGCATTGTTCAATACACCTCTTTGCTGACCAGCGGGAGAAAACCAAGGATATGAAGTGATTGCAGTTCTTACCATCAATCCAGCAATATCGCCATTGCATGGAATATAACGGAAAGTATTGTTAAATCTGTCATAAGTGTACTTATATCCACTGTCAAAGACTGCATATGATGAAGAAGAAAGTGGTGAGAAAAATTCAATCAGATTTGTTGTTTGTGTTGTTGAATTTGTAACATTAACAATATCTGCTCTGTAAGGAGAAATTATTGCTAAACAATCCTTTCTTTGATTTGCAATAGAGATTAAATAATTTGCTTTTGCTTGTGTTTCAAATTTATTGAACAATCCTGGACCCATCAATAAGTAATCTATGGCAATTTCATCTTTATTTGAAAATAACTCGTAAGAATTAATTAAATCTGAAAGTATTGCGGTCATTCCATTTGTGGATGTATAATCAATGCCACTAGTTAAAGTGTACGCAACATTTCCAATTGAACTAAAGGTTTTTCCTTGCGCCGGAACGTTCCATTGACCTTCAGATTCTGTATTTGCGACAAATGTTGTAGAAAATCCCACAGCTCTTGGAGCAGTGTTATTGTAATTATCTACTCCAACTGAAGGATTATCTCCAGCATAAATGTATTTTGAGTTGTCTGCGAGATAGTTTTTCCAGTAAATATTTTCTGGAGAATTTACTGCAGATATTGCATCTGTTGCTTTTGAAATTCCAACCCATTTTTCAAGAAGATTTCCTTGAATGCCAGTGATTGATCCTTTATCGTCATAAACTACAACATGAACTTCATCATTTTTACAATTTCTTTGTGATGCATAAGATGAAGTATTTGGTTTTGGAGCAATAGATTTCCAATAAACTGTTGAATTGGTTAATCCAAGAGTCTGTTGATCGTACCAATCAACAACAGATCCTGCAGTCGCGGTGGATCCAGTTACGATACCAGAGTTATTAATAAATTTTATGCTGTCATTTGCTGTAAATGAAGATGCTCTATCCGATTGCTTGTAATCTATATAAGTTTCTGTCCCACCAGAAGAAACTCTAGAAAACATTTTTACATCAATTGAACTATTACCATTTGTCGAATCAGTTGTAACTCCAGTAATTATACCCTTTAAATATCCAGTAAAGGCATTTGTTATGCCATCACCAGGAATTGTAATTGCAGCAACTGCAACTGTTACACCATAACCAATAATAGCTCCAGAGTTTTCTGGATTTGTGGTAGTTATTCCAATTGTTTGATCTGCCTTACTATCAATTACACAAACTTTAAGATTGTTTGCCCAAGATCCTGGATTTTTAGCTGCAAAAACATAATTTACACTATCACTAGAATGGTTTTGGGTATAGTCATCATAGTTGTTAATTTGCAAACTTGTAGTCGCAGCATATCCAACCGCAGCATTTGCATTGTTTAAATTGAATCCACCACTTCTAACGACTTTTAAAACTCCACCATAACTGAGGAATGAAGATGCAGTCATCCAATACTCGTATTGGGAGTCTGTTGATAATGGTTTTCCAAATGTATTGATTAATTGATTTTCTGTTGAAATATCAATTGGCTCATCAACTGGTCCCATAGCGAAAGGACCTGCAATTGCTCCGATATTATCGAGAACATTATCAGCTCTTCCTACGGTTAAGTCAACTTCCCTGATAAGTACACCAGGAGATAATTGAGGAGTCGCCATGTTTTTCTCCGTTAGATCTCAGTTTATCTAAAAAATATTTATTAAAAATACATCTTTGAGTGGGGAAACAATGCATGAACAATTTACCAGTCAGGATATACCCATTTATCAAAAACTGTTGAAGTCGTTCTGCTCAAAACTATTCGTTTTTTTGTGCAATCTTTGCATTCGTAAGAATATGAAGATGCTCCAGATCCTTTTCTAATTTTGTAAAAATTTTCCATCAAGTTTTTTTGCTGCCCGCAAGATCTGCAGTTTCTTTCTTTAAACAATAAGTGACCAAGTTTTAGTTGACCATCTAAATCCATCAGCTCATGTACTCCCACATATACGCTCGATCGCCATATTCGTCAGTATACCACCTATCACCATCAGTATCTACAAAACTAGTTTCATCTGTCCCATCAACAATGAATCCAAAAGGAGCCATATCTTGCTCTATCTGATTCTTCTGCTCTTCATATAAACGCTTTCTTACGTCTTGATCCGTAAGTTCTTTAAAATAATCTTGAGCTACTAACCACGCATAAATTACCAAACACATTGCTAGGTCGTCGTTACAACCTTCTTCCGCTTCAAATGAGTTATTTTTTTGAATAAACGTTGTGAGTTCACTCATAATTTCATAATCGCTGAAGATTAATTTATCTTCCTCAATCATTGTTTTGAGATTAAGGCATCCAACCTTTTTTACTGCCTTTGACATCTTAACGCCAAGTTGAGTTTTCTTTCCAGAAAATCCTTGACCAACAATTTGTCCAGCTCTACCACGCATAGAGCACATCAGGAGATTGTTGTACTCAAGATCATAATGAATGATTGAAGCGACCTGATCTCCCACATCATTAACTTCGCAAAGAATAAATGCACCATTGTAACTCTTTGCAAGATCAACAATTACGCTTGGAAAAAGCATGGGTTTGATTTCATTATTTCGATACTTCGCAACTACCCTATGGGGAAAACTTGTAATATCTACAACAGTAAATGCCGAATAGTCATTGCCAACTCCGCGAGCAACGTCAACTGTCATCAAATAATCATGTTCATCAATTGGATCTTGATATACATCCAATCCTCCACTACGAGTCTTAGGATGATCGTAGACAAGCGTTCTAAGTTTACTCGCAGCAATTAGAGTATCAACAGATCCAAGGAATTCGCATTCAAACTCAACCTTGAATTGTTGTTCGGAAGTGTTTGCAATTGTTTGTTTCTTCCATTCATTATCTCTTCCAGGAACTTCGGACCAATGAACATCTGTAAATACATATTCATTCTTACCACGCTCAGCATCGTGCCACATGCGGTAGAAATGATTCATACCGTGTGGGGTAGAGACGATAATTACTTTCGTACTTTTACCTGAAGTAATTGTAGGATAAACCGAAGCAAAGAATGAATCTGCAATGTGGTTTGGAACGAACGCAAATTCGTCCAAGAAGAGGATATTGAAAGACATACCACGAACCGCAGAAGCAGAAGTAGAAGCAGCCAAGATCTTACTTCCATTTTCCAATTCCAATGATCCCTTATTCCATGCAATGATGCCCTGTTGCATCCATTTTGGTAAGTTTTCATATGCCGTTTGCAAGCGGTCTAAAAGTTCCCTTGCAGTTGCCGCTTTGTTAGCTAGGATACCTATATTTACATTATCATTAAACACTGCATAGTGTAGAAGGAATGATACCACAGTTGTAGACTTACCAGTCTGTCGTGGCATCTTACAGATATTAAATCGATGATTATGGAAATTGTTTACTAACTTTTCCTGAAATGGATACAACTGAAAAGGCTGCAATCCCTTATCAAGAGTTACAATTTTTACATAGTTTTTTGCAAAGTAAACTGGATCGTTTTTACATTTTACAAATTCGAGAATTTGATCTTGAGTAAATTCAATCGCGGTATTCGCTTTTTTTAATAGCGGATTACCAAGATATACATCATTTGCCATAAAGTATTAGCAGTTCCAGGCTCTAAGTGATTTATTGATTCTTGAATTTGGATCGTTTGCAGTTTTTGCAGAAGTCAATTTAGACTTCATTCCTCTCATTCTCGCACAGAAACTCTTTCTACGGGGATTTCCAACCTTCTTTGAAGGCGCCTTAAGGTCGCTTCCAGGATTTTCTCTTTCATAGGATTTTCTTCCTTTTTCGTTAAGACCACCACTTTGATTTTTTCCTTCTTTGCGTTGCCATGCAGCAACTTCAGAAATTACTTCTTCACTCATTGGTCTTACGTAAGCCTTACTTGGACCTGGAGTTGCTGCATTACCTCCTCCAGTTTGAATAAATGTTTCTCCAGGAATGAATTCCGAAACTTGATATGAGAGAACGATTGCTCCAGGATAGACTTTTTGAATTTGGTCTGTTACTTCCCTTCTTGATGGCATCCTGGTTTGTGGGAAGAACATTTTATTCATATAATTTTTTCCACGCCATGAAGTAATCACGGAAACAAGATTTCCATTTTGTGCTGGAAGTCTTAATGATTCTTCAATGGATGAAGGACATTTTTCTTTACCATGAACGGGGCAATCTTTACCCTCTTGAGTGTGAGCACATTCACTTTCTTCACCAACAGGAACACAATTTGGAACAACTTTTTTACCTTTCTTTTTCATTCCAACTTGCTTGTAACCATCCCAACATTTTTCGTCCAAGTTTAATTCCGAAAGAATTTTTTGTGCAATAGGAGATAATCCTTCACTTTTATTTCCCCAGTTAGCTGCGCCTTTTTTACGACATTTAACTAATGCACCAGATGCATATGCGCTTGGCCAAACATCATATCTTGCCTTTACTTTATGATAGCAAGCATCTTTCTTACCATTACTTTTACCTTTTTTATCTGCTTCCTCATTCATCTCTCCACTGTCAACATAATCAGCAGCAGCATCAAGATAATCTGCCGCTTTAGTAATCTTTGATTGAACCCATGCTTCAATTTCTCCCTCACCTTTTCCCATCTTTGCTTTCAGGCGCTTGGCAGCATTCATGATAGTGGAGAGTTCTGAACGAGCCATTGAATACTCGTGATCTTTTTCTTCTTTCATTTTCTTTTTGGGACTATCGGTTGAAACATAGGTTGGTTTTGCTGCACCAGTTTTTTGTTGTTGTCCTGGATCTGCTGCTTTTTTTCTTCTTGCTGCAGAGCGTCTTTCTGCAGGTGTCATTGATGCTCTTTTTGCTGAAGAAACGCATTTGGGAACACCCTCTCCTGGTTCATCACTAGCACAAGTGCCGCCAGTTACAACATTAACCCAACCAGGTTTTCCATCTTTTGATTTACTCTGAAACCATTTATGAAGACCTTCTTCACTAATGGAAGAACCGTTTTCTTTACGAAGCATACCTTCAGGATCTACCATAAAACCAGCAGGAATTGGTTTACATTCCTTATTTGTATAACAATAGTATTGTCCCGCAGGGCAAAGCCCATTTTTTTGCTTTTTCACATTAACGATTCTTTTTTTTATTTATAAAAAAAGGGGCAGTTGCCTGCCCCAATAAACTTATTCAGTGATTAATCACTTTTTAAGTTCTTCAATTTCTGCCTTCAGCGCAGCGATCATTTCGCCTTGCTCACGTACAGCAGCGATCAGAACACCAACAAGACCATTATAGTTAACAGTCTTATGATCTTCACCCGTGTGTACGAGTTGTGGCAGGTACTCCTCAATCTGTTGTGCAATGACACCACAGGTTTCAGCACCACTTGACTTCCAAGTGAAGTGTACACCTTCCAGTTTTCCAACCAGTTCGGATGCATTTTCAATGACGCGGATGTTGTCCTTCAAGTTTCTATCCGAAGTTGTATTGAAATCGGTTGAAGTGACAATACCTGAGCAAACAAGTGCATTAACAAAAAGTCCAGATGAATGTAAGTTGTTTGTTCCGGCAAACACACCATTTGTATGGTGGAGAGTAACTCCAGTTCCTACATTAACTTGGTTTTGACTTCCATCAAGTACAATAGAACTTGAACCAACAGTAAGAATACCAGTGATTCTAGTATTACCTTCAACAATCAGTGAAGTTGAAAGACCAGCATAATTGCCAGTGATCTTAAGTCCACCTTGAGCATTCATGTCACCAGTGAATGTTGAAACACCACTATTGCTGATTAACAGCGAATTGAAGGTGTTTGGAGCATAACCCAGAGCAGTCTCAAGTGTTGCAATGGTTGTTGCGTCAACAGAGTTGATTCCAACCAGAGATGAAGAGTTAACCCACTCAGAACCATTGTACTGGAGGATTTGACCGTTTGAAGACGATGTTAAATTGACATCTGAAAGGTCATTCAGACTATTGACTGAACCAACTCCAGCAGAAAGGGTGTTGTATGCATAGAATTCAACAACATCTCCTGCAAATGCAGCTTCACTCAGGGTTACGCCAGTACCATTACTTGCGGTA